ATGAACCCTTTTTACTTCTTGAAGATGATGTAGCTATGTGTACATCTCAAACAATAATTGAATACCCTGAAGATTGTGATGCCATGTATCTTGGATTTTCGAAATCGGCTGGTAGTAAAACAATCAATTATCATGATGGGTCATCCAAAGTCGCACCATATTCTGAGAAATATTTACGCATTCTAAATATGTTATCCACACATGCGATTCTATATATATCAGCATGCTATAAACAAGCAGTTATTGATAAATTGACAGAGGTTAGTAATACTGATTACAATTCCGATGTTGTCATCTCAAGATTACATGATTATTATAATATATATGGATACTATTATCCATTCTTTTATCAGAGTAAATTATTTGATAGTCCGGAATCCGAAACACACTTTCAATTTACATCAAATTTAGAAATGGTATCTCAACAATGTATTGTAACTGCCTATTACCCTATCAAAGGTTCAAAACATACAAATGACTCTTATAGAAAATGGTATTCACTCTTTTTTGAATGTGTAACCTGTCCCGTTATATGTTTTTGTCCTAAAGAAATGATGGAAGAATTCTCTCGACTAAAACGACCAAATGTACAACTTATCGAACGAGAATTCCATTCTTTTGAGATGATGTCACCTAAATATATGAATTTATGGAATGAACTCCATAAAACAGACCCAGAAAAAAAAATTCACGTTCCTGAACTTTATGCTGTATGGGCGGCCAAACAAGAATTTGTACAAAATGCAATTCAACTCACTGAATCAAAGTATTCTGTCTACATTTGGTGCGATATCGGATGCTTTCGTGAAAGAAGAAATGGAACCTTTCATAATGTCCATGACCATGTAAGTCCTGGAAAAATTTCTTGTCTTTTTCTACCAAAGTATTCTCTAATTGGTGGGGGCGTTCTTGCGGGCGATTCTTTAGCATGGGAAAATTTTTCCTTTTTATTTAAAAAAGAACTTGATGAAAACCCCAACTGTAAAGATCAAGTTGTATATAAAAATATAGTAAATGATACAAATGCGGTTATAATACCTTCAAGTAATATATATGGTGATGAATGGTTTTATTTAACTTCACTCTTTTCTATTTAGACCGTGGGGCATTTCAAACCGGCACTAAATACTCGTATTCTAATATGAAATTTTCTTTGCTTTTTACTATCTCGTTCGTAATTCTATCTGCTTCTTTATTTAAATCACGACGAATATGTCGTAATGCTATAAACTCAAACTGTGAAACTAAAGAACGGGCTTCTTTATTATATTTTTGTAAGTTTTCATTTTTTACTTTCCATTTTCCCTGTGTTTGGAATATAACAAGTTGGGAATCACCCTCTACAAGTAGTTTAGTATAACCTTTTTCAAGTGCTAACCTAAGTCCAATAATCAATCCGGTATATTCAGCCACATTATTTGTAGCAAATTCAATATATTCTCCCGTTTCATACAGGGGGTCTTTAATATGAGAATATAGAATGGCTCCTCCACTTGCTTCACCTGGATTTGGTTCTGCTAGACCATCAAATTGTAAAAGATAGCATTCACTCTCTTTTACATTTGGATTACCCTTTACAATAGAGTATCCGGATTCTGTATCTTTTAGACACGTGTTTGCTGCCTTCATCATTTTGTCAAATATACTCATTTTATGAATATATTTAAATATATGTAGGTTCATCAATTTTACGTTAAAGCGCCGGTTTGAAATGTCCGCCGGTATAAAATATATAACTATCTTTAGTGGTTATTCTCTAGCAGGATTTATAAGCCTAAAGAAAAATTATAAATAATAATATATATGGATAATCTTATTATTTATAATACAGGACATGAGAAGCAGAGAATTGGTAAACCATTTGATGGTGGATACGTTATTTGTAATTTACCAGAACCCTATGATTGCCTTATAAGTGGGGGGGTATCCAACGATGTAAGTTTTGAGCAAGAATTCTTGAATAAATATCCAGGAATTCCTTGCCTTGCCTTTGATGGAACTGTAAATGGATTACCAACTACTGATTCTCGTATTCAGTTTATTCAGAAAAATTTAGGAAAGGATGAAAATGATAAGGTGACAAATCTGAAAGAAACTATGGAACCTTATTCCAATATTTTTATGAAAATGGATATTGAAGGTCATGAATTTCGATTGTTTCCTACATTTTCCGAGATACAGTTGAAAAAGATAAAACAACTTGTGATTGAAGTACATAGTCCAGGTGATATACAACTTCATCCCAATTATTTTAAAGGATTGTCCGATATAACTCATGATATTATGTTTGATTTTTTAACGAAAATAAATAAAACACATACACTTGTACATCTACATCCAAATAATGGATGTAAAACACACCATGTAAATAACATACACTTACCAAACGTATTTGAATGTACCTTTATTCGAAATGAGTATGTTCATGAAAAAATACCCAACAAGGAACCACTTCCTTTTGATATAGATATGCCCAATATTCCTCATTTACCTATTGTGAACTTTACTGAATATCCATTTGTAGTAGAATCGAATCGTGATGTGGTAAAATCAAACTATGAAGTTATACCATGGCTTCTCGGTGGACTCGGTAACCAAATGTTTGTTCTTGCTGCTGCGTGGGTAGCAAGTAAAGTTAATAACGGTACTTTGTATCTATTTAATTTTCACAATGACCATAACACACTCAAAAACAATTATAAAGATAATATTTTTAAATATTTCGGAAAACACATCGATAAGGATCAGTCAAATGAATTAATGGGTGAACTTACGAAAAATAACTACAAGGATTTCAAACAAAATTCAGATGGATTTAGTTACTATAATCCAAAGGATTGTCCTTCACAATCTATCTTTATTGGTTATTTCCAATACTATCCATCGCTTTCTATTTGTGAAAATGAACTCCGTGGACTCTTTTTACAAGGCCTTGAACCCTTGCGCAATCAAATTACTGCGGAATTTGGTTCATTCAAATCTTCCGCATTTTTACATGTTCGGCGTGGAGATTATCTAAAAAATCCTCATATACATACTCTACAACCCATTTCTTATTATGAGACTGCCTTAAGTATGCTTCCAGTATCTGTTGAAAATATTTTCATATTTTCTAATGACCTTGATTTTGTGAAAGAACAACCCTTCTTTTCTTCCGATCCTCGATTCAAGGTTATAGAGAATGCTAATGAACTTGATAATCTTGCATTTATGAGTCTCTGTCAAGGCGGAGCCATTTGTGCAAACTCTACTTTTTCGTGGTGGGGGGCATTTCTTGGAGCTTATAGTAATCGCGCACCCATTGTTGTTCCTCGCGATTGGATACGTGGGCACGGAGATTTCTCTGGCCTGTTCCCTCCTGAGTGGATAAAGGTTTAAAGTTTATTGCTAAATTATATAATAGAATGAACAAAATTGATTATATCTATTATATAAATCTTGAACACCGTAAAGATCGCAACGATGAATTTTTATTGGAAATGGTAAAATTGGGGATTCCTGATGATAAGTTTCAGAGAATTGAGGCAGTATCAGTGCAAGGGCGTGGTCACCTTGGATGCACAGCAAGTCATATAAAAACAATCGAAACATTCCTTGCTTCTTCTTTTCAAACATGTTTAGTCTGTGAAGATGATTTTTCTGTATGTAATCCAAAAAGTTTCTGGAAAGTCATTAATGAGACTTTACAGAAAATACCCGATTTTGATGTATTTATGATTTCTCATAATATACAGGATGCTATAAAAACTGAATTTGAGGAAATTAAGAAATTAAAAAAATCTTTCACATCGTGTGGTTATATTCTTACCCGTCAGTTTGCCCCCAGACTTTTAAAGAATTTGAAAGATGGGTTTGTTTTAGCTACAGAAGAAGAATCACGGATTCATCGAAAAACATATCATTATTGCCTTGATGTGTATTGGTCAAATCTTATGAAAGATTCAAATTGGTATGCCATTGTTCCAGCACTTGTAAAGCAAAGACCCTCTTTCAGTGACATTGAAGGGATACATGTTAATCACGGTGTTTAGCATAATCAAGGATACTATTTATCTGTTCACTATAATATATAAATGGAGGCATATGAAAGTCTACATAAACTTTCTTTTTAATATTTATCTTTGTATTTTCTCCAAAAACAATCCATTCATGTGGTTTAGAACGGTCCAAACGATCAGGGCGTGGACACACATGCTTATATGGACATGGATATATCACTACATTATTTGGCAAATTCTCTTGAAACCTTATTACTTGTTTGAAGAGAATTTCTTGGTCTGAACACCAGCCTTCACCACCATGAAGTCCATCCGCTGGATTCTCCTGCGACCATTGTTCGAACCGTTTATAAATATCCTCTAAAGAATTTATTTCAAAGAGTTTTGACCATATAGTAGGAGTAGCGGCTACATAACACATGATTATCTGATTACTGAATGGTTCTCGGTAGGATACAAATTGGTCCTCTGTATTATTTTCGATTGTTTTTACAAAGAAATCGTTCTGAAGTGGTATCATATCCATATCACTGATAATTACTGCGCCATCACCTGATAATAACGCTGGATACAAAAGGCGAATGCATTGTGCTTGTGTTGCCGTGGGCCATCCTGGAATCGGTTTAAATAATATGACTGCTGGGTCGCCTTGAAGATATTGTGGAAGTTCATCGCCAATATATACCATAATACATGGAATTCCTACGATTTCCCACCAAGCACGTTTCACAACGGGCCAAAAATCCAAATAGTAGGGACTTTCATTACATGCCACTAATGCACAAGAAAGTTTCATTTCTTATGAATATAGACTTTATATGTTTAAACTACGATTTCACTAAATACAAAAGTTTATCATTGTTCCACCCTGGTGAATAACGATTCTCATGCTCTGTTGTATAAAAACAGATAAAAGCAAGTTTATCCATAATATCCTGAAGTTCCATTGAGTATCGTTCCTCTGGTGTATCACGAAAAACGTCCTCAACAATCAGAATCCCCCCTGGTTTCAAGTAAGGAAGTGCCGTCTTAATAATACGAATCTGGTCCTCAAATTCATGGGACGAATCATCAATCAAAACATCATACCCTCCTGGAACTTTCTCAAACACGCCGCGCATAGATTCTTCCTCCTTTACCGTCATGAGTTCAAAGGTCGAACGAGGTGTTCCGTGGCTTTTACACATATCTAGAAAATTCTGGTCACGATCATAGAAGAAAAAGTTTGCTGCCGAAAAGTATCGTGCCCACATGACTACGCTTGGACCTCCAGCTGTACCAATTTCTCCGAAATTAATCGGCTTATTTCTGAGAGGGGCAAACAATGAACAATAAACAGGTGTATAAGCATGTCTATGTCCATGTCGATTCAAAGGCGACTTATCAGCAGCTGATTGTGCCCCAATAGCACACATATCCGTAAACGATGTACGCGAATCAAAGACAAAGGAAGGAATATTGTACATTTCTGGTTAAATGTGTAAGGTATCGTTTAAACGGGTCTAAATGGGTCTAAATAGGTTTCGTGTTATATATATAGATAAGGATGTCTGACTGTAAGGATATCACGTTTATTTTACCTCGAGAATTTGCCGTACCTTCCGTCTATTTCTCGAAAGATCCGCTCGTCGTCGCGACACTTTTACAACTCGGTGCCATATCCTATGATATTGTTTCTCACGAAGGTGAAGCCCATATGAACGCCGAGACAACCGAACGTCTTCGGCAAACAGCCTCTAAAGAATTTTTAAAGAAGGAATCTGAATATTCTTCAAAAATTCAAGGATATGAGCAGATTGTAGAATCTCTGAAATCTCGTCTAGGACTTGTTGAGCAGGAACGTCAAGAAGTTGAGAAACGTGTACGTGAGGATGAACGACGCAACCGTGAAGAATTAATGGCCGAAAAGAATCTGCGAATTCAGAAACTTGAAAAACAGGTTCAGGATCAGATTGTTTCCATCGAACAGAGTTGTCGTGAATCCAATCGCGGACTTCTTGACGGATTTCAGACTTTCAAGGAGCAACTCCTTCGCTCCACGACCGGTTCGAGTAACAAGGGTAAAATGGGCGAAACTGCCTTTTCAGATTTGTTACGCCGCGCCTTTGGTTCCGTTGGAAATAACGAGGAATTCCATACAGAGGATGTTGGAAAAGAGGGACATCAAGGTGATATTCATATGAGTTGGCTCGGTCATAAACTTCTCTGGGAAGTCAAGAATTATACTCGCAATATCGATCAAAAAGAAGTCAATAAGTTTCTGAATGATATGGAACTCAATGCCGATTTTTCTCTCGGCGTTATGATTTCTCTTCATACGGGTATTGCGGGCCACACAAAAGCGGGTGGAATTGATATTGAAGAACTTCGTGATGGTCGTATCTGTGTCTATATTACCCATTTCTCACGGTCAGACGATACACTTCTAACACTACAGAGCCTTCGACCATTTCTGGAAGCATTTCTGAAACGTCGTTCGCTCGCGGGCGTAAGCGAAGATACGACCGCACGACTCAAGTTGGACCGGTTCGAACAACAACGCACGGTTCTTGTCAAACTTGTCAATCGTCACAAGGAAAGTATGAACAAGTTTCGCACTACCGTCATGAATGCTAAGAAGAAACAAGAACAAATTTGGACCGATATTACTGTCGAGAGTCGTCAGATGGATCACGATATCAAACTGATTGTGGAAACTCTTCTCGATGTAGAGGCCGTCGAAGATAAAGAGGAAATCGAGATTCCCGTATACCTCTTTCGTCACACCGACTGGTCTTCCTATAACGAGAAAGAACAGAAGTTTATTCGAGATACTCTGAGCGGCTTTGAATGTGGAGAGGATTATACGAGTCCTACCAAAGCCGTGAAAGAAGTCTATAAGAAATTGGGGTACAGCGAAGATAGTCTGAATTCGTTCCGTTCCGCCGTTTTTTCAGAAAGTGCGTGGGAAAAGGGGAAGAAAGATGTAAAGGGTCTGCGCATAAGATAATCAAAGGGTATATAGAGTACCAGTGATGGGATCTGAAAAAAGAGCCGTCTCCTACAGCGACTCCTTCATATATATAAATGGAACCACAAAACTAGAACCCCTCATTGTTTCCCCATGGGAAGAACCTGTTCAGGAAGAAGTTATACAGGTATATACAAAACCTGAAGATATTACATTTTCCTGGTTCGATACAGGGATATTTTTCATTATAAAAGGAAGTCTTCATATTTTCTTCATA